CTACATTTCGAGATAGAAAAAATCCTTAAAGAAAGATAAAAACTCTTGACTATATACAGACTGTTTTTATTTTTTTTTTATTATTATTATTATACACAAAATGGGACATAAATATGAAATTGCAGCCTAACATATATAGACTGAAATTGTTTATATATGACTATATACGCTGCGTATATAGATTTACCTTCCTAAGGCATCTAATTTGGGATGAACAAATTAGGAGTACATAGGAAATAAAAGACTTGAAAATCTTCTCCTATAGCGCACAATCTTGTGATATAAGACCTATCAGAAGGTCCAGGTTCTATCGTTGAGTGCACTGAAAGTCGTACGAAAGGATCTGTTCGCAAACCAAACCAACCATCCACTCCAAGTGTATAGTCGATTCGTTGAGCGTTACTCATCCTTTGAATGCTGTAATAAGGAGACTCTATTTCCAGAGCTCCCATATTACCTAGCATTAATGCTGACCCGGCCAAGCCGGATTGATCATGTAGAAAACTTTTTGGGTCTGTGCCCAAATCGTTTACGCGACCCCGTTGAAATTCACCTGTCGTAGGGATTGCTGAATACATGGTACTTCGAGACAATGGATAATGCATGTATTTCCATCGCATTGCGCCTCTCCAACCTACAAAACACTTTATTATCATAGATATCACTGTAGGTGATATAGGCATAAACGTGTTAGGAAAGTACTGGTTGTAGTTAGCAGCGTACCTGGGCAATGGTATACTCGGATATACTGCTGAATGATACAGATGTATCGGTGTTGTTTGAGCGGTATCTTTAGTGCCAAGGCGCAAATGATCAGCCTTTTGGTACCGCTTCATTAATTGGCGTAAAGATGTTATCTCTTCTCCAAAAAATACTGTAGTTCTGAAATTTGAGGGAATACCTACGTTGTGTTCCACCTCTACGTCAGATGGTGTTGATAAGATATCAGATTCCGGTAGTAGTTCTATGGTATCCGTATCTCGGGGAACTGCAAGCTCAAA